GCCCGCCACCGCATTTTCGAAAGCGACATCGAGTGCCAGCAGGAAGAAGGAGATCGACACCTTGCGAAACAGCGGGTCATTCTGGCTGTAGACCGCGAACAGCGTGCCGTCGGACAGATAGAGGCCCAGGCCGCGCAGTTCATAGATATCGGTGGTCACGTCCTGCGCGGTCATATGGATAACGGTCTCACTGACCGACTGGCCCGATATGGCATCGATGCGCTTCAACTCGCCGGGCACGCTGGTGAGCGTCGGCGCCATGATGAACTGGGCCTCCGTAATGCCGACCGACATGATGCGGATGGGATCGGTGCCGCCCGATTGCGCATTGACCAGCGCGTCGAGGCCTGCGGTCGTGATGATGAATTGGATCGGGTCCATCAGGCCTCCAGATAGATGCCGTCCGCCAGCAGCAGCGGTTCGCCGTCGGCGGTTTGCAGATAGGTCTCCCAGACGGGGTCGAGGGCGGTTGTGGTGTCGGTGCCGGCGGTCAGGCGGATGAGGCCGCCGGTCTGGGCCGCCGACATCATCCAGGCCTGCGCCTGGGCGCGCAGGCGGAAGACGGCGAGCATATGGGCGCGGACCGGCTTTACCTGGGCGATGTCGCGTAGAATCTGGGTAACCAGATTCTCGTCATAATAAACGTCGCTTTGGGCCAGCAGCGGCAGTTCCAGCCGGAAGTGAAATGGGGCGAGGACTTCGCGGTCCTCAAACCATTCGACGATACCGATCAGCGGATCAAATCGATCCAGGACCGTCCGCAGCGAGGCGGGCGTACCCTTACGGCGCTGAAAGGCGATCGCATCAGCGACAGCCGCTCGCTTCACGGCCTCCGGCCAATTCGCGTCCCAGATATCGACGGACAAGCCCCAGGCCAGCCAGGGGAGATGGGATGCCGGGCAGTGTTCTGGCGACCAGAGCTTGCGCAGTTCGACGGGGAGATCAAGCAGATCGACCGTGACCTGTTCAAGCGCCTTCTGTAGGCGCGTCGATCGTGGCGGCAGGATCGAGGTCATTCCCCAACACCCGCGAAAGTCACGGCGACGCCAGTGCAATAGGGTGCCGCCTGGCGCGATACGATAAGATCAGCCGCCGGGCGGATCAGGTCGACATTCTGGACACCATCGACATGGAGTGCGGCAAAGATGCCCGAGCGCGTAACATCGCGGCCAAGACGATGGCAGTCGGCGACATAGGCGGCAAGCCGGGTCCGGGCAGCGTCCAGAACGATGTCGGCATCCGGACCACGATAGGTGTGAAGGGTTGCGACCACATCATAATTGATGATGGACGCCGACTGTACGGTGACCAGGTCGGTCAATGGCCGGCGGGTCACGTCGGAGAGATAGGCGTCGACCTTTGCCACCAGCGCTGCGTTCGCGGCCCCGCTGCCCTCGCGCGAAAGGATCGACACCAGCACTTCGCCGGGGGATGGGCTGGATGCGCTGGCGTCTAGAATGTCGGCATCGGCCGACAGTGCATGGAAAATGTAGGACCCTTCCGGCCCCGCCACGGAATAGCCTTCGGGGGCCAGCACCATGCGTCGCCGGAAATCAGCATCGCTTTCCATCACGGCGGCGGCGCCGGTGCTGGGGTCCGCCGGTGTCAGGGTGAAGCGCGTGATGCCGAAGATGGCCGCGATATTGTCGAGATCAGCGCCCACTGCGTGTGCGGGCATGACGGCGCGCGCCGCATCGTTGATCCGCTGGCGCAGCAACTGGGCAAAATAGGACAGGACGAGAAGCTGCTTGGTGGCCGGATCGCTCTCGCGCGTCTCGAATTCCGGCATGTGCACCTTCATCCGCGCAACAGCATCGGCAAAGATCGTGTCGAAATCGAGAAGTTCGACGACATCGGGCGAGGAGAGACGCGACAGATCGACTGCGGTGAATGTTGCATCGGCCATGATGCCGATGTCGCTCAGACGTCGGCGGCATATCCAGGGGATTTATATGGAGAGGATGTCTCTCAATATGAACCGAGAATGATTCGTACTTCTCAATCCATGTTAATTATATTTTGAATTTTTGACGAACTGTGCATTTTTGCGCCGCCCGTTCAATTGAACGGGAATGATTCGATTAAGATTGCTTCGATGGGGGTAATGAATGCCTTGGAGATCGTATACTGTTGAGCGTTCAGGCGAGGGGTGGGAAGAAATGCCCACGGTGCAGTCTGTGGCTGCCCGCTTTGCATCATTAGACGCGACCGACTTTATCACGGGAGACAATCACGCCGCCAGAGTTGCTACCTTCTTTCAATGGTTTGAAGAGGCTAAAGAAGTGGCTTTTTCCGCGGGATGGCCGATATATGATGAAATGAGCATAAGTCCGAGAGTTATGTTTCTTCCGGATCGCGACGAGTTTGCATATGGATTTTTGTGGTGTCATGAGAATGGTAAGGATGCGGTAATATTGTCTCCGCATCCGTTGTCATGGCTTGAAAGCCTGAACTGACCGAATGGTTTCCTGAAAGATGAAATTAAATTATTTATCTTGATCATGATTTAACTTGGATAGGAAGGGCCGTCGCTGCAGGCGATTTGCCATGTTGAAGCACGTGAATCGATTTTTCTTGCCTGTGCATGATTGTCGACCCACTCCCGATTGGAAGTGCGTGGGGGCTAGGTTGTACGTCAGTTTCTCTGACGATTTATCGTGTTGCTTGACCTGCGGAGGCTTTGTGCTACGCGCGCTCGCGGTTCTGGCCGACGTTTGCAATCGGTTGGTCGGTCAGAACCGCCAACGTCTGACGAAAAAAAAACGGAGGTTCGCTGGTCAGATGTATGAATTGATTTTGGATTTGAGCATCTATTGCGTGGTCCTGGCTCTGGTTGCTTTTGGCTATCGAAAATTGCTTCGCGACGAAAATGATCAGGCCTGACAGTATTACTATCAGGGCTTATTGACATTTTTTGAGGCCAGTAACGCGACGAAGTGCATCGCCCTCCCAGCTCTCATCCCGTGAAAAGATGCTCGTAGAATAGCGCCAGCATATTCACGATTGGCGGCATCAGCACCGATCATTGCGCGTACCGCCCGCATCGTGTCGGTCACGCCGCTTCGAGAATTCGTGCTGGGTCGCAAATAAGATATGTTATGAAGCAGCATCACGCGATTTTCCGCCGCAAGCTTCCTGTGACAGAGAGACATGTGCGCTCCCGCTTGCCGAGCAGGAGGTGCCAATGTCCAACTCTCGTGATTTATCAGTCGATGACTATGTGCCGCTATATGACGGTGACTGGATCACATGTGATAGAGATGACCAATCTTTGCCGCCGCGTAAGTCCTACGCTTCGGAGGAAGCGAGCAATCTGGAAACTGTCCCTTGGCGGTCAGTCCCAATTTGGGTTTCTAATGATCGCGCCGATTCCTATTTCGACATTTATAAAGTCATGTCCGCGCAGCTGCCGGCTAAGCATCTGGGGCCATCTAAATGGTTTTGGCGTTTCTGCGCGCCGGATGGCCAAATTCGGGCGTCGGGTGGCGGCTACGACGCCGCCGAAGAATGTCGAGATGCGGTAGATGCCCTCCGACGGTTAGCGGGCGGGGCAAGGGTAAGACAAATGGACGAAGGTCTAGGGTGAGACAGGATTGAGCGACAGAAACGCCTGTCGCACAATTATTTGGGTCATTCGTAAGCTGCGGCATTCGCATCTCTCACTTAAACTATGTGAAGAATTTCACCATTTAACCGAGGGTGCATCAAAATGTCAGTCAGCGGAGCGGAGGATTTTTGGATAATTTGCAGTATGATCTGTTAATTATATATTTCCATGGGGGCTTTAATATTGGAAGTAAATACCCTATACTAGATATATCGATAGCCTGAAAATTGTAGGCGCTATCGGCTGAGAGACCTGTGCTCCCGCTTACAATATGGGAGTATCGACATGGACCTCAATGAACTTTTATTCCATCATCAGGCGTCATTAATGCGTGCTGGAGCGGCGGTCGGTCGGAAGGATTTTGACGCGCACAAGATCGAGGCCGCCCTTTACGTGACGCGCATTCACGCCCTTCGCCGCGCGCTGGGCGCAACTAGTCAGATGGCGTTTGCTTCTGCCTGAGGAGTCGCAGTTCTTTCGATCGCGACGTTATGATGTCGAAAGAAATCGGCGCTGATTTGAACGAATTTGCCCGTACATCAGTGGGCGATAGGGAGAAGATTATGCAACCCAGCCTATCAACCTGTCAGGGGCAAGAGGCGCGGCAGCGCGCGATCGCGCGTGATGCTCTGCTACCAAACGCGCGCCAGATTGCCATTGTAGCGGCAAACGCTTGGGCCAAGGAAGGCCTGCTCGCCGCAAAGCGAGAAGTGCGCAAGCAGGGGCGACTTGATCCAGAAGATGCTGCTATCGCAGCAGAGTTCCTCGCCGATCGAAATGAAGTTCGCGAAAAGCCATAGATTGAGCCCAAATGCGCTGTCGGGCTTCGGTCGAGGTACGACCGGCGGGAAATACCTCCAAAGAGTAATGGCTATATTCCACGAAAAGCATATTCCGAAGAGGCGACCCGAAGGCCGAGGCTTCGAGCCAGACAGCTTTCTATCCTGGCTCGGCATCGAGGGATGTCGAGCTTTTTTTGATGCAGGCTGGGCCGATATCCGCATGGCAAATTAACTCGTTATCTTCAGCGCCGGGGTTTGGTTTCGCGGCCCTAGGTCTCCATCAGATGTGAATACAGCAAATCCAGCATATGTTCGCGATCTGCCGCGCTCGCGCCCAATAGTTCCCGCTTGTGATAACCCATCGCCTGGGCGCGAGGCGACGGCTTGTCGCGCAGCCCATAATGGTGGATCGAGGCAATCGCTGAGGCCTTGCCCGAGAAGCCGACCCAGAAGCCGCGATCATCGGCCTGACTGCGCAGATATTTTCCCGAGGCAAGTCGCCGGAACATCGCCATGCGCCGCAGGCCGCCACGTCGACGGAGCGCGCCGCCAGTGCGGTTGCGATGCTCTTCTGGCACCGGTAGCCATTTGATCACCTTGGAAAATTCAAAGGACCGGATCGCACCCGCCTCGATATCGAAGCCGGTCATCATCTGGCCGCTGCCCCAGGTGAAGCTTTTCATGATCACTCGGCGCGGCGCACCGCCGCCACCCGAAGGATAGAGGAAGCAGGTAGCGCCGCGCCCGGTGATAGGCTGTGGCTTCGTCTTGCGCGGTGCAAATGCCGCGCCAGCAGGATCGCGCTGGGCGGCGACGCGCGCCCGGTTGGCCTGGGCAAGATCGCGGCCCATGCGGCGGAGGATCGTGCGGCGCTGGGAAGCGCCCAGACTGCGCAGTAGCGAGCCGGCAAGCCGTTCCAGATCCTCTAGATCATCGCTCATGGCGCGATGTCCTCGCCATTGGCGACGATCGAGGCAAAGGAGGCTGTGACGCCAGCGAAGCTGTCGACCAGGCCGATTTCGGGCGGATGCTGGATGTCATAGCCGGTGCCGGCCTGGTTGGGCGTGACTACGACGGATTCGGTCAGGTCGATCGAGATCAGCACGTCGGACAGGTCGCCATCGAGCAATTCGCATTCGAAGCCGAAGGGCTGACTATCATCGCGGCGCAGCAACTCGGGCTGTTCCTTTTCGATCCAGGCGAGCAGGGGCACGATGATATGGTCGGCGTCGCCGGCAAATTCCCAAAGGCCTACCTTCAAGGTGTAGCGATAGGTGAAGGACAGGGTGCGCGATCGGCGTGCCTCCACCTGACCGCCCTCGATCCAGACATGCAGGCGGTCGGGATGGGTCTTATATTCGGGCAGGTAGGCGGTTAGCCATTGCCGCAGACTGTCGGCCTTGCGCATGGGTCAGCGCCCCGCGCAGGCGCCAGCGCGCACCTGGCCCTGCAGTTCGATCAGCGTGGCGCGAATCTGGCCGGCAACATCATACAGCGCAGCCAGGCTGCCATGGCATTGGCCACCGGTCATTTCACCGCTGGGGCTGCGCTGGACCATCGGCAGGCGCGGCGGCGGTGCCAGCAGCGAGGGCGACAGGTTCGCCGTTGGCCGTAGCGGCGGCGCGGTCGAGCAGGCCGACGCCATCAGCATCAAGGCAGACATTGCGATAGATCGGCCGCTCGATGACCTTCTGGCTTTCATGGTAGATTTCCCTGACTGCGCCCTGGCGGGCATATTCGGCGGCCTGGTGCTGCTGCGCGGACGCGTCGATCTGCGCCTGCAGCTTGGCCCGTTCGGCCTCGCGCGCATCGTCCGCGCGCTTCTGGGCTGCCTGTTCCTGGGCGGCGCCGACATGGACGCCATAGGCGAAGCCGGCGATGCCGATCAGACAGGCGGCGAGGGCGGCGCCCAGCACGAGGCGGGCCGTCATGCGACCCGGTTCCGGAACCAGCCGAACACGAAATCCTCATTGGCGGCGCGCGATCGGGCAAGCATCTTGTAGCGCTCGCCCTGCGAGCAATTGAGCGCGCGGAGCATGACCCGTTCGGCATCGGCGCCGCGCACCTTCAAATAGGTGCGGAAGGTTGCCAGCGTCTGGGGGCCGATGTCGCCATCTTCCTTGATGTCGGGATAGAGCCTGCCCTGCTGATTGAAAGCGTTGAGCGATTCCTGAAACCAGAGCGCCGGGACCGCCGGCCCCATGTTGACGCCGGTGTCGAACAATTCTTCGCCCACGGCTTCGCTGATCTGGGCAACGGCGGCAAAGCCGGTGTCGATCGCAAATTCCTGGCGATAGATGGCAACCGCCGTCGCGCGCGGAAGGGCGCGCATGTCGCCCTTATAGCCATGCTTGCGCGCGACCCGTTCGGTGATGCCCCACATGGTGGCGCCGCCCTTGTCGGACGGATGATTGGAATAGCCGCCTTCGCGGCCGATGACATTGTCGATCAGCGTTTCGATGCTCATGGATCAATCCCCCTTGGGCAGGTAGCGATCGGCCAGGCGCGCGGGCAGGCCGGCTAGAATGTCGGAGACGGCGCGCAGCACGCGCGGGGTCGCGTCGAAGGCGACCAGGGCGATGGCAAAGGCGATCGACTGGGCGACAAAGCCATTCCAGCCCGTCACGGCGATAATGCCGATGGTGGCGTAATAGCTGACGGTCGAGCCGACCACCCATTGCACGAAGCGCTGATGGAGCGGCAGGGCCGGCTTCCATGCCTGGGCGACGGCCGAGCCGATC